GAATGGGTTCCCGGAAAACTGCTTTTCTTGACCGGTTAAGGTAACGTTCCCGAAAGCCGTCATATACGTCATTATCCAAACATCCCTAAAAGCCTTGTAATCGTCAAGAAGAGGTTTAGGGCAGCCCATGTACCGTAACAGGGTACAAGTCATTTCAGTAAAACAACCACGCCACGAAGCATCCCATTCAGAGAAATCATTGCAGGTGAAGTTCAATGTTTTCTTGTGTTTCTCAAATAACGAGACACAGGTGGCGTTCAGACCAGAATCAGAGTCGTGGGTAGCTAAAAGTATATCCCTATTGTTGTTTAAAAGTATCTCACGAACACGATCAAGCATACCACGCGCGTAACCACAAAACAAGATATTGATTCTTTTAGATGTCGCCGCTACACCTTGCCCAACTTTGTCACTCGTATCAAAACCATCTTTCGGGTCAAATTTCGTTTGTCTTTTATTAAAAAAACCTAATTTTTCTCGTCCAATCTCAAACGGTTTCTTTAAATCTTCAAAGGCTGCAGGATTTGTGTTTATCTTCAACTGCAATGCCTCCATGTACTCACCTTGTTTCTCAGCAAGATATTCAGGAGAAACATGAAGATCACGTTTGAGTCTACGTATGGAGTGTTCGTTCCCGTATAAAGCTTTACATAGTCCACCCAGTAACTCTTTCGTAGTGTACTGATCAGCCCTCGGATCGCGTTTTTTCGGGTACCCACGAGCATATCTTTTCGCCAACGTTTGCACTGCCTCAAGGTTGTTGTTGGACAATTGGTGTTTCGCGAACCGTTCCTGAGTAAGGCGGTAACATACCGTTGTTTTGCCACTGACTAAGAGTGCATCAGTGGGGGCGTTCAACGTGCCACACTCAATAGGGGCGATATCAACTTTGGCGATTGCAATGTTCTGACATTGTGGGTCGTTAGCTGGCCTAAGAGTATCTCGCAACACGGTCTCCGCCTGATGCTGGGAGACTTTCTCTGGCGCGATACCCGAGGCAACCGTGACTGGTATAACGTTGTCATCTGGTAATATAATTTGGTGAAAATTATAAACGGCGCACACTTCCTCAAATGTCATCATACAAGACCCATGTATATTATAAAATTTCGCCAAATAATCATAATCTCCGGTAATCACCAACTGCCGTTCGGCTCGAGTAACAGCTGTATATATATATTTCGGGCGATTAACAAGTTGGCTTAAAACGGAGGCAGAGTCTATGTAAAAAACAACCACAGAATCACGAGAGCCGGTGTATGTGGTAATGGTAGATGCATTGATACCTTTACTTCGTAGCTTCGAAGCTGACTCACCGTTAAAACATATAACTTTTACCTTAGTACCAGCGAACTTGTCGATAGAATCCCGACAAAACGCAAAAGCTTTCTCAACTTTGCTGTGAGAACGTATATGCATACGGTGTTTATAGTTCAAAGCAGAAGCGATGTCGTGAGGAATCTTGTAAACGTCGCATATGTTATCCGTGACACCATAATCCTCCAAAGTCTTCAAAGAACGATTCCCACTAAAATTCACAAAAGGTGTTTGATGAACATCACCTAACGTGACAATGTTATGGTTTGGATAGCAAGTCTTCAGCAAGCTGAAGTAATCGACTGGAAACTGAAAACACTCATCAACAATGATAGTATCCGATTCTTTATGCGAGTGCGAAAAGAAAATATGTGGAGTGTAGGATGAAACTCCTCCCTGTTGATGCCTTAGTGATAATTCTTTCGACGGTGCAATAAAAACAGCTCGAGGGTACTTACGCATGGCCTCGGTAGTTTTACTAGCGCTAGCATACCCGGTAAGTGCACACACTGTGAAAGAGCCTTTAAGATTCCATGTGTTTGGTCGGAAGGTAGACATATTATCAGAGAAAAATTCCCTAGCGAACCGGATGTTATCGGTGTACGGTAGGGTATGCTCGGTAACTTTTCGATTCCATCCAGGTCGATCATAATACCTGAAAAATTGATCACCATTGCCAGCTCCATAATCTAGACACTTAAAAAACCTTTCGGTACAAGAATCGGATTCGTAGACCAACTCGATATCCTTAAAATTCGGATCCTCCCATAAATAATGGGGGTTACCAAAAGTTTTTGTGATTATGGAACCACCTTTACGTAAAAAGGGCGTGGCGCTGAGAAATATCTCGCGTAATAACGCCTCACTATTACATTCGCGAGCGGCATCAATGAAGATAAGATCAAACATCTTCTTGTCCGACTTCAGATGGGCCCACAGCTGAGAATGATGGTTATAAGAGAAATCCGGCTTATAAACAGTGTGCTTTGATCCGTCTTTAAAGTGGGCGGAATAAACATTATAACCTCTTTCCTTAGCCATTTTAGTAAAATAACCAGGCGAAGCTGAAACGTCTAAAATGATGGCACTTTTTGGGATGAATCTAAAAAATTTTTTAAATTTATCGACAGATCCGGCATTCAAACGTGCTGTATAATGCTCGTTAGACCAATACAAATGAACACTGTATTTTCCCATAGAAACAACATTAGCACCTGTTTTTGTGTGGACAGTAACCTTTAAATCATAACCAGCCGCTATGAGTTCGATAACAATAGCACTAATATCAGTCCCCTCATATATACCTTTGTCAATGTAATCGTCCACATGCTGTTTAGTGAAATCATATATTGGAGAACCCGCGACATTTTCAAGGAGTTGGCGGCAAGTGTGGAGCCATTGATCTGGTGACACATCAATAAGCTTCATACGAGTCATTGCTACATACATAGATTGCATCGCACAATGACCAGATAAAAACTTACCTCCCGGTATGGCACTTTTGACTTCAGGAGTCGGTTTATTCGATGGTGTGACAATTAAAGGTGTTGTTTTCGAGGTGGCTGCTGTATTAGTAGTTCTAACTTCGGGACCAGCTTTGTTAGATTGAGAATTGGAATTTGGTGTAACCACCGGGGTTACCACCTTGTTTACGGTGGCTATATTGTTACCGTTTGGGGCCACAATCGCAACTGGCTTGTTTGTTGTTGTTGCGGAAACTAATTTCCGTTCAGAAGAATTAATGACTGTTGCAGATGTTGTATCATGCGAATTTTTGTTTACGACGACGACAGGGAAAGATTGATTCAACTTTTCAACCGTGGCAGTAGTTGCAGGTGTAGCTACTTGATTAGCAACACCTGGCGCACGCGGTAATAAAGGTGGTGCGATGAACCCACACTCTTCTGCGCGGGCAACAATGGCCGCAATACGTCCGCGAGCTGGTCGCGGTTCCCCTGGATACCCTGGTCGTGCGATACCTTTGTCGAAAGACAATACTGGTATCGGTGGCGCCATGGGTATGACTGGCGCCTTTTTGTCCAAATTCTTCGCCCAATCGATAGGTGGCAACGGGCGAGTGCTCATATCCAAATGATCCGGAACGGCAGCTTTAGATTTGTTGCTCACATAGACAGTAGTAAAAATATTATAATCACGAATTGGAAGAATGCGAAATTCACGTAAGTAAAAGCCTAATTCCTCCTCTTTAACGTCCTGTTTAACGATACCACGAACTCCTGTGGCACCCTGAACATCCCTAAGGAGTCCGTGCATGCGGTTGAGAAACTTCTTCCATGCACGGGATACAATAGGTATATCTTTAAAATGGTTCTTAAGTTCAGCAAAACATGCAGATATGGTTTTCGTGCGGTCCGCACGAGCAATGGCTCCGAGAACAAATAAAGAGATTACTATACGGTGATATTCCTCAGGATGAACGTCCCATGGGTCTTGAAATTGTGTAGTCCCAACAACAATTCGCCGCCTTAATCCGCTCGCGTAAGTGGCCAGTTCGTGAAATTTATAGCCTTCATCAGCCGTTCTTTCGGCATAAGCCATTATAGCTCCTGCCACGTTCTCGGGAACAGCATAATGATTAAGATTTGATTGTTCAATGAAAAACCCGACTTTACAAGCCTGATAAACATCAGGAACGAGAACTTGTTTTTTAAAAATGGAGTAAAGGGGTATGGTCCGGTAAATATCACCCTCTGATCGGCGGGTTTTAACGAGACGTAAGATACGGAGAGGCCCGTGCGACCTAACAACCTCAATAGCTATATCAAAGTCATCACATGAAATTTTAGTAGTATTCATCCACGCCTTCCACGTGTCGACACGATGTTTATAGGGTATGGACTCATCACGCATTCCAAAGAACGCATGATCCCCACGTATTTGCACGTCAAAAAACTCGTACGGGTCTGTTAACGCCCCTTTATAAAATTTTGTAGTGAAATACATATAACATGTTAGAGTCTCAAGACCATGTCTATTAAAAATCTCAGCCATATCTTCTAAAGTAATGTCGTAAATCGAATGCACAGCTACGCCGTGTTTAGCACGGAAATCACAATTTTGTGATCCACGGTCGCACGCATAAGATTTAGTTCCGTACACCGCACTATTATGTAGTAACGGCTCTTTACAACTGCTAGCGATCCTATAAAGTTCTCTGGTGTTGTCGACCAGCAGGCAGTTGTGTGATGCTCCCAACAAACGGTTGGCGGAATCTCCGATGGACATAGTGAGAATTCCTTGTTTGTTATAGCGAGATATTATTTTCGCAGCCTCATCGTTGCAATAATCGTTGAGGGCACCTAAGACGGGATGGGAGCAATCCTTATAAACGTCTTTAGGGTACACAATCCGTGTTGGAAAGCAGGATTGTAGTTGCTCTATTTGTGTATCGTTCATGCGATACTGGTGGGTCCAAGCGTCATTGATACGCTCTGTTTCCCACGCGAGTGCGACGTTGTCGCGCTCGGCATTTATTTTAAGCAATCCCTCACCAGAGGGTTTCGTTATGACTGAACAGTGCATAATGATTGAG